ATGGCTTTAGTGAAATGCAAAGAATGCAAAAAAGAAGTATCAGACAAGGCAAAAGAATGTCCGCACTGTGGAGTTAAAGAGCCGGGAGTAACTGTAGGTCAAAAGGCAGGCGGCTGTCTTATTATGATCGTCATTTTCGCGGCTATTGTTTATTACTTCTCAAGCGGTGACTCTGATGATAAAACATCAAAAACAAATCCCGCAGTCTGTGAAGCTACAGACGGTGAATGTATAGCTAACTCAATGATGATTAATCCTGATGTAATAACTGCATGTAAAAGTGGTGTCGAAAAATATTCTAAATTCGAATATGAATGGACTGATGGTTTTACCTCCCCTCTTTTTTCTCGTTATCTACTAAAGCAAGATGCAGGACAAATTGTTTTACTTGGTGATCAGGTCAAATTTACAAATGGCTTCAATGCTAAATCAACAATGACATACCACTGCACTGTCGATATCAAAAAGAAATCTGTTGTTAGCGTTCAAGTGGCACAAGGTCGCTTGCAATAATTTCGTGACATGTCACGGCGTGATTTATTTTTTCAAAAGTATGTCACGCTGATTTCCCCGAATATTTTTGTAACTCATTTCAGTTTTTCAATTTCTCTCAAGCCGCATGATTGCTGGCTTTTTGAAATTCCCCGACATTTTCAGCGATCCGATCAATCCCACGTAAAATATAGAATCTCATTATATTTCAGTATGTTGTCTTTTTCATGCGATCCGTTTCGCGATCCGAAAACTGAAATCTATTGAAATTCTTTTCACACATTTCAGTTTGATATTTTCGTTAAGTCCCTAGTATTGGCGCGGCTTAGCGATATGTTTTGTAGAATTTTAAAACTGAAATAATTTTATGATCCAAATTGTGCAGGCGGGTGCGGTGTAGTGCGTTTTACGTGGTGAAATCTTTTCTTTCGTGGGCGCTGTGATTCACCAGCGCTATGCAGTGGACGCGATCCGATTCAATGATTAGGTTTTGTTAGATGATTATTGATACGCTTAGCGTTGCGTATAGGCGTCTATATTGCGGATATAAAAAAGCCCACATGATGTAGGCAAATGGTGGACGATAACTTTACTTACCAATGACGGGCGAATACTTTTTATTCAATGTATCTGACTTGGTGCCAGTGCCTTTGATATCTGACGCGTTGACTGGTGCGCCTGTGTTGCTGTGTGTATGTGCTGCGGTGAGTTCGGCTAGCTCTTTGACAACATCAAGTGTATCAATCATCAACTGTGCGACGTTGATTTGCTGGCTACCTATCCAAACAACGGGGGCGATAATTTGTTGTTGTGCTCCTGCAATACTTTGCTTTATCTGTCCAACTTTCTCTATCAGCTTTTGACCAATTTCAACAGTGGCATTCTGACCGACATCAATAGTCATATCCTTTTCAATACTAGCCACATAGTTTGCTGATGTCGCGATAGAATAGTCACCCTCGGATAATTGCTGAATTGCCCCAGCTAACAATTTTCTGGTACCAAGAACGGTTAATGTATCTGTCGCCTGTACTGTCGTTTCCCTTGCGACTAACTCACGTTGTTCTTTGTCCGCTTTAATATTGCGTAGCATTGAAGATTCACTGATAGTCTGGTCTGTTTCACGGTTCCAGCTACCATCTTGCGTGACACGCTGAAAAACTTCTTTGCGTTGTTGCTGCAGCTGTTCCCCTGGTTGTATGTCCGGTAGGGTATTATTTTGACTGAGTGTTTGCCGGATAAATGGTTTATCCGGTCTGCCTCCCTCAAAAGCTATTTCAACTAATGTCCCCTCCGGTGGAAACTGAAACATACCACTTTCACCGCCTGCCATTGGTAGTGGTAATGGTACCGCTTTGTAAGCTGGCGCGGCTGATTCGTTACCATCACTATCTAGCAATCGAACATCAACGGCGTATTTGGGTCTGAACGGATCAGAAATATCACCGGCACTCACGGACTCGGTAGGTGATTCAATTCTGGCGAATTTTGGTAAATGTAGCCCTGCAGATAATTCTGGATAGGCTTTATCCATTTGCTTTTGAATTGGGGTTTTATTTTCTGCTTTACCAGTAAGCGGATTTTCTGCAGTCCAATAGAGTGTAATATCTTCATTTTCAAGTTGAATTTTATTAACACGCTGATTATTTACCACGGTTCCTGCACGTAAAGCAGGGATTAAAGGATAAGTCGCGCTATTACCTGCAGATTGATTCTTTGAGAATTCAGCGGATATTTCGTGGTTATCATCTTTAAACATCGAATCGGACCAACTGCCCACAAAGATTTTTCCATCAGGCATTTGGTACCAAACATAATCATTGATACTGAAAACAGCCCCTAAATTGGCTAATAGTTGAAATCCGGTACCGTTGTGAGTGAAGTGCGGAATCGGTGTATTGGTATATTTCGCTTCTGGCAGAATAAATGTTAACCCGCTATTTTCGTGCAGATAGTCGGTGATCGTCTTTAATGTTGGATGCTGAAAAGAACATGGCCACATTTTATCGAATACAGCGACCAGCTCACGAACAAACAGTTTTTGAAATCCATTTTCGGCAGGTTGTGAGCGTTCAACATATCCGGTGAAATAACGATAGAGCGAGTCAGTATAACCTGTGTCGAAACGAACCAACTTTCCGGTATAGTCTTTTTCTGTTTCAACCGTTAAAAATCCACGCCCACATGCGGATAATTCCAGCATAATTTTGGCATCAACAATATGAACCTCATCACTGGATAAATAACATCTGCTAATTGGTTTCATCAGAATTTATTCCCAAAATCATCAATTGGTTTCAAAACCGTACTTTCAAACCATGTTAATTCGTCTTTTTCTTCTGCAGCCGATGTGCCTTTAACCGGTGCTTTTGGATTACCGGTTTGTTTCTTCGCTTGAACTTGACCCGCGGCTCTAATGTCTTTTTTCTCAGAAACAGATAAATGCTCTCTTAACGTGAACGTGACTTGCCACGCCATTTGCCCGTCAATTTCTGAAGCATCAATATTTCCCGTAAATGTGGCGATGCGAAAATTAATAGCTTTAGCGGTATGGTTGGCGACGCGATAGCGCTTTAACTTGCCGCCGTCTTTGGCTTCTGCAAGGGCAAATAATCGCGATAGAATTTTGTCATCCGTAAAGTTAATCACGCCCGTGACACGCAGCTCTTTTGGCTTGATGCCTTGCTCAGCGACAGCTGTGCTCGACGTTTGACCGGATTGGTCTTTATCTTGGAATTGTACCGACGGGTTAACTTTGATGTTTTTTAAAGGGATCGCTTCGCCGTCAAGTGCGAATATGATTGTTGTCGGTTTCTGGTTGGTTGATTGGTTCATGAAGCATCCCTTTTAATGGTGCTAGTTCGCTTCCTGCGAACAGTGTTGCTAATGTAAAAATAGCATCTGGCTCTGGAATATCTTTTTTTAGCTGTTCGGCTAAATAATCGCCCGTGCCTTTGCCCGTAAAACTCCAAATAACCACTGATTTTCCCAATAAATCAGCCAGTTTATTACCAATGTCTTTGAGTGCAGCTTCTCTTGTTGATTTAAATCCCGACATCGCCGCTTTCATTGCATCGATACCGCTAGCACTCCCAGCGCTGTTTTTGGCTTGTTCTATCAGTTGAGCGTTGATAGTGGTGCGGCTGCTTGATGTTGATAGTGCCTGTGGTTTTGGTAAACCACCAAATTGCGCCCCCGGCAGCTGCATTTTGGTCATTTGCAGATTAGCCGCGGTTTTCGCCATGCGCTCAACCTGCGAAAAAACAGGCAAAGGGAATACGGTTGAAAATATCTGTAGCAGTGACATAAATTCAAGGTGACTTTTCGCACTGACCATCATCACTACGATTTCAGTTTCAGCCGTTCCCGCCAGTTTTTTGGCTATATGGTTAATAGCATTGGTTGGGCTTAAATAGCTTCCTGTTTCTGTTTTTTGTCCTAACCCGTAGATAAATGGGTGTGCAGGTACCATCGAACAGGTTAGCCCCGACATAGTCGGGGACATTTTCATTACGGATTTGCGCCACTTTGGGTGAATTATGGTTTCACTGGCCATGTGATATCCGGTGCGGTTGATGTGTCGATGTCGGCAATCATGACGCTATAAATTTCCCATGCAGTCAATAAATCTTTATCGTCGTCTGTTGCCATGTTCAATCGCACTTTGCGCTCTAAAATAGTGATATTTTTTTCTGCATCCTCAGCACAGAGTTGCTTTTTCATTTCCGCTTCTGCGATGTGTTGCCCTTTAGATTTTGGCGGATTTAGATACGATTCAACCTCTTTATCGGTCATTTTTTTCATTGATTGAATATTTTCACGAATATCAAAAAATGCTAGAGGTATCTCTTCATACTCTGATTTAAGCTGTCTATATTCAGATTCAATTTTGCTGAATGTAGTTAAGGCAACGTTATAGCTTGCTGTTTTTTCATTCACATCATTCTCAAGCTCAGACGCACCCTCATCCGGTTCTTCACTAGCTATTGCTGAATCATACCGTGATATCGCTTCGTTAAGTTCTAGCAATGCAGCGTGCAACACATTATATGCATGAGTATAAGTAGGCTCTTTTTCAGAAAGTAGCGCCTCTAACTCGGTTAGGCGTGATACCTGCTCTATATTGCTTTTTGTATAAGCATACACATGCTGTTCTTTATCTTTAAAATACATCATCGTAATTCACTCCATGTGTACGTATAACCAATCGTGTCAGAAATTCTGTATTTAGCGCCTGCTGGAACTATCACTGACAACGGACGCGCTATTGTTGCAACTGAGTTATAACCAATCATTGCAACGACAGTATCATTAACTAAAAAATCAACATTTTTAGCTTCTCCGTATGCCGTCACGCAAACAAAAATCGGTCTTGACGTATCATTTGTATATGTGACCCTAGACTGGCGCTCTGATGTGACATTAACCCATTTTTGCCCTTCACCGATAAGCTGCTCTACAATTGCAAGCGTGCCATTTTTACCGCTGCCGGGGTGTTTAATATCGCCCAACCATTTTCCACTTGAGTCTTGAGCAGTAATGCCGACATTACCATCTGCAGCAGCATACAATACCGCCCTAGCTTTATCAGATGCTTCGACAGATAATCGCCGAGTCGCTGTTAAAAACCCTTGGATAATTTGCTCTTGCGTTGAATTTTTATCAACATACTCGCCTTTAGGTTGATAATTACCTGCAGGCTGATAATTACCAGCAGGTTGATAATTACCTTTTGGCTGAAATTTATTGTTGGCCTGTGGAATGCTATAGACGTTTAGCTCTTCGGGTGTTGGAGGATTTAATTTTGTGTAATCCTCATCCCATTTATCCGCCCACGTTTTATTCCCACCGTTGTAGCGTCTTGTATACGTCTTTTTATCGTACCAATCTGTGTAAACTTGCTTAACACTACTATTTCCTGTTTTAATGACCTCAAGCGAACCGGGTGAATTACTAGGATAGTTTTTGCTATTCTCTCCAATGCTGCCATTGGGCTGAAAATAAAGGCCAGGGCTTAAGTAATCATTTAAATCAGCATTTATAGGTATTACGATTGCTCTATCGAAGATAGTTTGAGATGTAATATTTTTTATATCATCTTTAGATGCAAGTTTGTTAAATTCCGTCGTCACCAACTGTTGACTAGCAACTAACTCAGAGCTATTACCCGTTTGATTTGTGATATTTGCTTTATCGATTTTTTTACTTAAATCAAGCTTAAATCGGGTTTCTAATGCGCTAATTTCTTGACTGTTTAAAGCCCCCATCGGACGTAAATCTTTCACGTTACCGGATGCATCAATACTCGCGATAGCAAAAACTTGATGTGTAAATCCCGCAGCATCAACATAATTACTCAGCGTTGCTGCTGATGTAATTTTGATAACCGTATTCCACTTGCTGACAATATTGCCCTGATAGCTAAAATCAGCGTAAATCTTGGTATTGCGTAACCCGTTTAAAATCTGGTTTTGCTCCAATTGTCCACGCAAACCGCCTACATATCCCAGCCCCTTTTTAACTGTGAACTGCTCACCGCTACGAGTGACTTCAAAACCATCATTAAAGAATGCGGCCGCGCCGTAGTTATCGACGTTAATAAGGCGCTGCATTTCATCAATGCCCGTTAGACGGGCGGTAAAGTCAATCTGCCACGTCTCTGCGCTAGTTTTGATTTGAGTTTCTTCGGCTGCGCCATTGAATTCAAGCAAGAATGAACGGATCAGAACGTTGCCTTGTTGCCCATTTTGGGTTTTCAGCTTTTTCTGGATTGGGGCATGGGTGATCATCGCAATGGTACCGGATTCTTTATTAAGCAATCCAATCCAGTTAAAGTCGAAATCGCCTATATCTGCACCTAAAGTGACACTGTATGCGACGGCGTTCTCACTCACCAACCCAGCTTTGTTCACTGCTTGGCGGTGAACAATCTGATTTGCAGGGGGTAACTTTTCGTTGCGGTCAATGGGTTTAGTCGGGTCTAAGTTCGGTACATTCGCGAACACAAACTCATTGAGTAAAACAGGCTTTCCTGTTGCAGCTTCTTGGGCTTTCCATCCCTCAAAAGCAATGGTAATAACTGATGCCATATAATGCAGTCCTTTACATTAATGAAGCGCCGTAGACTTCGCTCGACGCTGAAATTTGTCCAATTCGAATATAGAGTGGCTGATTAGGTAATGTTGCGTAATAACAAATATATTCAGCTTCCACAAAACCAACTCGCATCCCAAGCTGATGCACAGCCATGACCTCAAAGCGATAACGGCGACAAGTACGCCCATATTGCCTGATGATGTTTAACAATAAATCAGGGTTATTTGCAATTTGCCCATCACTGACACGCAAAATAATCACATCCCAGTCAATATCCGGCTGGCGCTCGTTAATTTCGACATAGCCCACGCCAAGGCGCTTAAATATTTCAATAAACCCGGCGACACTGCCGGAGTCTTTCGCATTGATAAACGCGTACTTCACGCGCTTACGGTATAAATCCAGCGGTTCATTATTAAATCGATGGATATCTCGTTGATAAGCTAGCAAATTTAATAATGATTCAGTGCAGGTTTCAGCATCCAATTGCGATAATGGCCATGTTAGCCAACCATAGATAATTTCCCAAAATCGCTTTGTTGCTCGTAGTAATGTTGCAGGCTCGCCTTTGTTCATCCACGACGGCAACAGCAAGCGTTTTAAGCGTTCCTTAAACTCTGGCATTTTTCACCTCAATTATTAGTGACTTTAAACGCGGTACATTCAAATCACTGACAATATCGGGAATGCTAAAAACGATAGAATCCAGCACCGTAAATTGTTTATGTAGCTCACGCCCTAAATTTGAGAATGAAAAACGGGAATAGGGCCATGTCTTTTTAACATCATAAAGTGCGTTTTCACGAAAAGCACAACGCACTAAATCGCCTGCATCTTGCTTTAATCTTTGCAGTTCTTCCGCTGTGAAATTTTCCACGCTCTGCACAAATAGCGTCACGGTTAAAACATGCTGTGTTTCCTGCATCGGAAAGCACTGCATATCGTCACCATGCCCGTGATAGCCTTGTTTATTGATGTAGTCATTCACTTTGTCGATAAACGGCTGGCTTGTGACGCCACTATCTAACAGCAAATAGGCGTTTGCGGTACCCGGGCCACGCGGAGCATCATGCAAAAAGAAAATACGGTCAATACTCAATCCCACTACACTGGCAATCATGCCGCGATAAACTGCGTCAGTATGATAGCTGCCGACTAAGTTATATTGGTTGCGGCAACGGTCACGCAAATCATTGTCACTCTCTGCGTCCGCTCCCGGCACTAATAACCAGTTGTCTTCATTTTGAACGCGCTCAATCCCTGAAATGGCCACGGGTAAAATGCGGAAATAACCTGGGGCTAAGTTATAAGCTCCCCCGGCATTTTCAGCGATAACCGGCACTAATGCACTAGTAGTGTCAATCACCTTGGTTTCAACGGTTTTAACACTGTAAATAACGCCATTAATACGCTCTGTTTGAACAACCGTTCCCGCTGGCACAGTAATAGAGCCAGCCCCTGCAGTGCGATAAAAACGGATCACTCCATTTGCCTGTGTGGCAGGTTTTCGTGTTACATTCACTCCCCATCCGAACATATCTAGCCACTTCCCTGATGCTGTAGCTAAATACATATTTTTCAACGTTACGTTGATTAATGCTTCTGTTAGCCAACGAACAGGGCGATTGACTATAGTGTTAATCAAACGCCAAAACGGGGACATATTCGATGTGTTAGTAATTAACCCCTCGTCATGCACGATTTGTGCAAACTGGTCACTAATCTCTTCATCTGAAACTGGCATGCCGCTATCACGCAAGACCTGTTCATAGTCGATTTCAGGGATGTTTTTGTTATTCATGACTCACCCCAATACTGATAGGACCAAAGTCATACGTTTCCGCAGTCACCCAAATCCGTGTTTTATTTTCTTCGTCGATCACAATGGTACCCGGCACGAGTCGCTCGTCACTTTCAACAAGAATTTCCATTTGCGTGAGAATATCCGCGCGTAATGTTGGGCTACGCTCCGCGACTAACTGCGTGGCAAGACCGCTTTCGATAATACTGTGGGCGACATCTTGAGTGATTGACCGACGGTTATTACACAACTCCGGTTCATTACCGGAGTTCAGTGTAAAATCGCGTTCTGTAATTAATAAATCAAAATAGAGTAAATTATCCATTTTCCAGCGCAGTCCATTCCGCTAAATCCGTTGGTGACATTCCGTTTGTCACATTGAATGTTACGTTATCAAAACGCTTGCTGTTATCAATCGATTGGGTTCGGTTATTGCTGATTTGCCGACTAATGCCGCCTTTTTCTACGCCATTTAGTTGCCCACCGACTAATAAACCTGCTGCCCCGGCTGTGGCTGGCGCACCGTCAACGGTTCCGGTTGCTTTCGTTTCAATATTGACACCCGGCAAGTAATTTAACTTTTCAACGATGCTGTTCCAGACACCTGTAAACATATCTGTGATGGATTTCCAAACGTTTGAAAAAATGTTTTTGATAGTATTACCCATCGCTTCAAATGTTTTGTCGATAGAAAAGTCACCAAAGAAATTAACGACGCTATCCCAACCCGACATAATCGCATCGAACGTTTGTGTGAATGCGATTTTGGTTCCCTCAATCACAAACATGATCGCTTTGAACGCCCATGTATCTGCGAAAAATGTTGTGAACTCATTCCACTTTTCCGCTATCCATTGCCATGCAACAGTAGCAATCTGTGCAACGCTTTTAATCCAAATTGCTACGGCCTGAAACGCTTTTGTGTCCATAATCGCAGCTTTAATATCATCCCAATATTTAATGAGGTAATAGATACCAACGGCAAGTAATGCAATTGCGCCAATGATTAAAAGAATGGGCCAACTCATAAACGTGAATCCTACACCAGCCGCCATTGCTGCTATACGAACAGCTAACAACGTTCCTCGAATAAATTTTAGCGCAATATTCCAAGCCAAAATTGCAGAACGATATAACCACACAGCAGCGGCACCTATTTTTAAGACGCCATTAAACAGTCCTACAATGATGCTAAAACCGGACATGATAAATTTACTAATGCCCATTACAATATTTGCTGCTGCGCCCGCAGCTGCAAATCCAAGCGTACCCATGGTGATATAACCAATCCAACGCGCGATATTTGGGAATAGTGTTAACCAGCGCACAAGTGTTTGACCACCCTCTGCGATTTTATCAATCAGCGGTGTGATAACAGGTAATAAAGTCATGCCAACTGCGATACGGATTGATTGCCAAATTGACATTAATCTTGCCCATGGATCAGCGAGTTTTTCAGCCTGCTCAGTGGTTCTTTTCATTCCATCGCTACCCCCCAAGAAACCAATATTTTTTCTTAAAATATCGACATTCCCGTAAAGCTGTTTTACGACCACAGCTGAGTCACCGAAAGCGGCTTCAATTTCTTTTTGTGCTTTGAGGTTTCCCTCTATGCTTTTCCCGTATTTAGCTTGTAATTTATCCAACATTTCAGGCATGGACAGCATTTGCCCTGACGCATTGACAAAGGACAGCCCTAATTTTTTACCGCTATCTTCGGCTGTTTTTAGGAATGCTTCATAAGCCCCGGATGATTCACCACCAAGCGTTCTTTGCAATTCACCTAATACGGCGAGCTGTTCATCAATGCCCACGCCAAATTGGGTACCTGCGTTTTTCGCACCTTCCATCAATCCGGTAATTTCAGCCATCGATACACCAAAGGCTTTTGACATATACACGGCTTTACCCGCCAAATCCTCTGCAAATTTAACGTGACCTACGGCATTGGCTTGACTTTCGAACTGATTGAACATTTGCCCCATGTAGGCGGTTGCATCATCGGATGTGGCTTTTAATGCTGCGGCAGTGGTATTAGTGATGCGTGTCAGTTGCGGCAAATCCTGTTGATTCAGGTTATTAATGCCTTTACTGATTGCTGTCGTTGAGTTCACAAAATCAATGGATGATTTCCCATATTGCGCCGCAAACTTGAGCGCATCTTTGGAGATTTTATCCATGACGCCATCGTCGATGCCCTGCAAGTTTGCAGTAATCATGGCATCTTTCATTTCAAGCGCGGGGTCTAAAATGCTTTTGACGGACCAAAAAGACGCGGCAAGACCTGCGCCACCAATGGCGATTTTTCCAAATGCAAGTTGGCTGCTCTTAGCAAAACCAGAGACAGCCGATTGCACTTGTTTGATGGGTTTAGTGATATTGTCGATAAGACTAAGAGTAAAATCTAATTCGCTCATGAGTCACCCTTAAATGCGGTTGTTATGCCATTTGCGATAGATATTCTGTGGTTTTCCCAGTAGCGATTATCTAGCCAAATCGCGGCGGCAATATTTTCTTCCGTGTCTGGCTCATGCGGTAAATACCGCTGCCGCAGTATCAAAAACTGCTGCAGCGGATTTTCTTCAATAGCGCGAACACGGTTAGCTAGTTTTTTACGCTAATATCCAGCTTTGGCGCATACTCTTTGTTAACTTGCTCAACAATTTGCATCGCGGCACTTGGGATAGCTAAAAGCTCGTCTAAGAACTCTTTGCTTTCAGGGGTAACAATTCGCTTTAAGTACGTGGTGATCGGCGCGACTTTATTGTCTAGCGACATGTCGTTAATCATGCCGTTGTAGGCTGTGATATTCGGCTCAAAGCTAATATCTTTTTCGTTGATAGTGAGAGTGATAGTTTTTTTAGTCATGAGAGTATTCCTTTCTCTGTCTGATTTCGTCCGTTAATTGGTTGTGCCGTGCGGCACATTGACCATATAAAATAGCCATTTTTTCTAATGGCTCTGAGATGTCACGGCCTGTTGTTCCCTTGAGTCTCGGCAGTTCTGTCGAGCATTTTTTTAACAGGTTTTCCTGATAATTCACGTTCGATGTTGTCGGCTGTTTGGTTGTACATGCTGACAAACTCATTACTAACACAAACGTTAGTAAACACAGGCTTAATAATTTCAGTGCGTATCTCTCTGGGGGTAGCATTGGCAATCCCCTCCAATGTTTTTTCCAGCTTTTGACCTGATTGGCTGGATATTTCTTCAAACGCATCGCGGGTTTTATCAGCGGTCTTTTTCGCTGTTAGCTCTATGCTGTCATGATAAAGACCGTTGACTTTCCAACCCGCAATGAATGCACAAATTAACAATGTGAGCGCGATTGCGAGTTGCTTTGTCATTACTTAACCCCGTTGTGCTCTAACGAATAATGGTTACCGTCGTTAAATCGACCGCCCCACGTTCCCCCGATAGACTCCCAATATTCGCCGAGTAATTGATGATCTGTTGTTTTGCTTAAATACACGCCGTCTTTAAATAAATTCAAATCAACGGCTAAGCGCATCGTGTGTAAGCTGTTTTTAATCCCAGTTCCTTTTTTAGCATTTAACGCTGCACATTCAGGAGTGCGCTCGGCTTCACCCAATGAAATGGCATAACCCTTGTCATATGCAAAGATAATTAAATCAGCAAGCATACGCGTAAATTTGCGTTGTTTTTCACCTAATGTCATTTTTTCAACTTTCCTTGTAATAGTGCCTTTCCACGTTTTTTAATCCACATTTCAACCGCTTGATATCCGGCAATCCCTAATGCAGATGCGCACCCAACAAGGGCAAGCGGTGAAAGGTCAGGGATCCAAATTAAAAGTGCAGCGGCGGCGACGGATGTTGCCGCCCCCAAAATTACCCGACTAACAAATAACTTAATGGTGATAGGCTCCGCTCCTGTGAGCATTTGGCCAATACTGATTAATACCCCCATAACAACCATGGCAATAAAGGTTTTTTCGTGTTCTTCCATGAACAAATTGTCCTTATCCGATAAGGGTTTGAGTTAATTCCGACTCTAAATACGGAATACCATTAATATTTACAAAATCAGGGCTAGAAACTAGATACTTGATTTTATGAGTCAGAACTGATCCACCTTTGGGATCCCCATCTATAATGTTATTCAGTAGTAATTTGCACCCAAAAGCTTCTACTTTTAGCTCTTCACTACCTGCTTTAGCGTAAAATAAGAAATCTTGAGGCTTAATTGATCTCCAGCTACCTGCAGCCCTAGCCTTAGCTGTGATGATTGATAAGTATTTTGAGCTAATTTCAATCTCACCCTCTGCGCTAACTTCTCCAGAAACGGTACCATCCGGCACACCTTTCGTTTTTGCCACCGATGTATTATCTGTAATATCTAAAGTCACTTTCTCAACGTGAACTAAGTCACCGTCTATATTTAAGTCAAGTGACTGACCGCTTAAACGCTGGCTCATGCGTTATCTCCCAATGTTGAGTCTAACAAGATGCTGACAGTGATACCTTTCGGGCATTCGTAAGTGCGCACCATAATATAAATTTCAACAGTGGTTTTCGTTTTCCAGACAATAACCACATCGCCATCTTGCGGCGGCATACATTCACCTGGGAACGTCACACCATTAATTTCTGCGCTACGTGCCATTTCACGCATCGTACGTGAGAAATAGGACTTATGGCTTTCAATGCTGTTTGGCGTGCTGTTTAAGCTACGGTCTGCAATTTTAGCGATGGCTTGCAAACGAACACGACGCGCCGCTTTATCGACAATACGCAGGTTTTCAATCGCTTGAAAATCACCGCCCTCGACGTCTAATGTGCGGCCATCCGACCAGTACATACCGTCATAGTCTGGATACCACATCGGCACGCTATAACGCAGTTTTTCCAGCGCTTGCAAAGTGGCTAAATCAATTTCAACGTCGGCACTGTCTTTTGGGTAATCAACGCTCCCCAAGTCAATTAATGCGCCTGTTTTTACGCGGGCAGGGCTATCAGCAATGGTGACGGCACGGTTACATAAGCGACCCGCTAAAACACCCGGCTCATTCCCCCATAACATTGGAACTAGTTGGATAGATTCTGCAGCTTCGCCTTTTTGTAATTCACCTAATCGCGTTAAAGCATCTTGCCATGTCTCGCCTTCTTGCAGACCTGCAACAGACAGAATGGACCATGTCCAACGCCCTGATTTAGCGATTAAGTTCGCGCGGAGTGTTTGCGCGGCTTTAATCGTTGCTTTGGTAGTGTCACCGATGTAGACGTAACCCTCGACACTCGCAACTGATTGCGCTTTGAGTACGGCATCAACAAAATCAGTGTCAGTGGCACTGTCGGGCAGTACGTGAACATAACCAAACCAGTTCTGCCCTGCATTCGCCATTGCTGCTTTGATATTTGACTTTAAAGGGGTGCTTTCTTCCCCGAGTAATTTGTCTAAATCAGTTTGGGTATTAATAGGCAAGGTTTCACCAATGTGATTTTCCCCTTTACCTACAAACAGCAAAACACGCTCAATTTCTTTAGTTTCGCCTTGCAACTGATTGACTTGATTAACCTGTACGTTAGGCCACATAGTTAAATCCTTTTATTTAATGTCTTGCGCTTTAACATCAGCGCCAAATCCAATCCCTTGTAACTGCCTTGCGAGTGCTTTTTTAAAATCACTGTCACTCATGCCGAGGAAAACTCGCGCAGGAACGTCAATTGTCCAACTGGCTTTTGCTGTTTTTCCGCTTAACTTTTTGATAAGTAAACCCGCTTGATTAAAAGACATGGTTTCCGTTATCTGTTTGACTGTTGGCTTTTTAAGCCGCTTTCCTGTTTTGACTTGGTACCCCAAATCGCGCAGTTTCTTTGCCTGTTTTTTAGTTGCTAATCGGTTCGGATCACTATTCTGCTGGCTTTGTACTTGCTTACGGCTGATAGTGACGTTCATCCCATGTTGTTGGGCATATCCGACGACGCCAGCTGGCACATTTTTAGCGCCATTGCGGTACTTACCGCCTTGCAAATAAATACGCACAGCTTCAATTTGTGGCATTTCTTTGATATGCAGTAATTTAGGCATATTTCGCAGCATTTTTTTACGCCACGGGCTTTTTCTCGCTTGCCAGTTTTGACCATCCGGCGACTGCTGATTTTTAACGTTTCGTTTGGCGGCAGCAATCACACCGTATTTAGCCATACGCCATAAAAAACGCTGTCGCTTTTTTGGCGGTAGCTCCACGCCCTTTAAGGCTTTTTGCATATCAGAGAACTGATTTTTATTCAGCTGACCATTAATGATCATGTTTCACATCACTATAAATTTCAGCGTGTTCAGCAAACCATATTTCGGCATCAACGATTGACCATTTTTTACCGTCAAACGGCACAATCCCGTTTGGATCTTCTTTCACCACAATAGGCTCAGCGAGTGAAATAGTGACGACAACAACGGCGGTTTCTTCATCAACATCAACCGTCATGGATGGCGGTTCTTGCTCAAGGTTGCTATTGCCTAATTCGTTATCTTGTTCACTTAGCCATGCATCAATCAGCAATGGAATATAACGCGGGTCTAAATCACGATAAGGGAATCGCCCCCAACCGATGACCGCATCAAATTGCTGTATCATCATTTGATACTGGTCTATCCCCACTTCTTTATGAGCAGGAATGAAATGTATCTCATCCATTTCGCTAGTAAATTCAACCTTACAAACGCGTTCTGGTAAGTTAGCTTTCAAAAAATTCGTTAGGCTTTGTAATTTGCTCATATCATCGCTACCGTGACACGTTTTAATCCTTTCATATTGCGGATCACGAATGCGGCTTCCGCAAGTAAATTGCTTCGCGTTTCTGGATTTTCCTGCTTAGGGTTTGGTGCACGACTCACAATTGAGGTGTATTCACCAATCAAATCTGCTTTTGCTCTTGCATACAGTGCTTTTTTATATTGCGCACATAATGCGTTTTGTCCGTTGGCTTTGGCTCCCGGCGCTTCACTTGCAGATTGATAACCCTTTGCGATTAATTGTCTTTTTAGTGATTCCAGCGATAAATTAATTTCCGCAATGCTGGCTAATAACGCATCGGTTAATAATTCATTATCTAAATCAGTAGGCACTTGGCGTTGCTTTTGGAAATCAGACAAATTTAAATCAGGCCAGAATCCATCATTGGTGATCTCAACTGATTGATAATTTAATTCGTTACCGTTGAACATAACATTTTCCTTACCGCAACTTTAATTAGATATCGCGATAAAACACCCATTACAGCAAGGCTTACACCCGTTGTAATAAACCCCGATAAAAATATAAATACAATTGCGAAAACGTTATTTATTAAATAGAAAAGTGCTCTTGGCCTTGGCATATCAACATTAAAAATTGAAATAAACTCTCTACAAACATTTCTGTGATTGTTATCTCCAAATTTAAATGCAAATAAAACCAGTAGGGTTAATACAGAAATAAGAAAATTAGCAATAAAAAGCCCCCACGCCATCGAAACGCCAATATTCGTTAATATTTCAATATCAAATTGGTTACCCACAATTAAGCTAATTGAAAATACTAGCGCAACAATTACGCCTATCATCCATGTTTTCATTTTTTGTCCTTTAAAAAAACGGGCAGTCCGGTTTCCACGGTTAATGACATGATTGTCATACCTCCACCGCGCCCGTTTTGGCTTGCGGTAGTCGTTTTATTCTGCTGTTAGTGCCCTGATTCGCATTGCTATGCGCTTCAAGTGTGTATCAACACCTACTTTATGATTTAACTGGCGCGCCCGTTCCATGTATGACGCAGCCTGTTCTAGCGTATCAACGCAATCAATAGCACTGGCTTTCGCATCTGCATTGAGATCACTTCTTAGTAAGTTCAATGCTGCAAATTTGTAGTATTTCGCCCTGATTTTTTCGTGAACTTTCCACTTTTCAGTGACGTTTTCAAAGGTTCTTGAAAAATAAGGCTCAATACTGTTTCCCGCTTCAAGTTCCAGTGTTGACCATGCCAAAATGGTATCAGCCACAAATGCTGGAAAATTACTGCGGAAGTTATCAGGGGTGAGCTGTCCTTGCTCTATGGCGATATCCGCCCAGTCCAATCCTTTATCGAACTCCCCAACATCAAATAGCCAAATGACGCAGTAAGCAAAAATTGGGTTTCTGTAAATATCACCCTCTGACAAGTAGCGTTCAGCAGTGGGAAGATAAGCGGGTAATAACTCCCGCTTTTTCATCTCAATTCTGTCTGCCTTTGTCGGTTGCTCACGCAATCTTTTGACATCCCGCTCAATCGCCCTCGCTTGTAAGTGCATACTGGCACCATCTGCGATAGTAACTGCCTCTTGCCGTTCTAGCTTTTGGCGTAGTTCTACGGCTTGGCGGTGACGCTGTGCGGGTGATAGCATACTTATTCGCCTACTTTTTCAGGCAATTCTGGTACTTCACCGATAGTGACCGCGCTTTCGTCATAAGCCCCGTATAATTCAGGGTATTCAAGTGCATAACCCTCATTACGCAGGTATTTATTTTCAAACTGCTTGCGGTCTTCAACAAACTCAGCTTTACGCTGACCAGTTCCACGTTGCGTGTACAGATGTAAGTTAGATAATGGCGTGACGACCATACGTTTACCCGGCATAAACGGTGGGATAATCGCAGGACGCCCCGCAATCGTTGTGCCCAACATTTGAGCCGCAATTTTTTCTGTTGGTCGGTCTGCCGCTTGATATAAGCGATATTGCTCTGCTGCGACCAAGTCAGCACCAACAAGCACCACTAAGCGTGGATCATTGCGGAATTGAGCAGGAATACAGGTATTAACAATATCTGACGCCATCGCATCCAATGATTTAAAGTCGCCTTTTTCGTCAAGCAAAACAGGGGTTGTAATGACTTGCTTACCACCATCCCATTTTTTAGCCAATTCGTGCCAACCGATATTGACGTCTTCACCATTCGGGTACTTAGCAGGGTCTGTATCATCTGCAATGTGCGTACCGTTAAAACCAATGCGTAACTGGTCTAATGCAAATGATTGTTGGGTGAATCCTTGCATTTTTTGGAAGAATTCATCTTCACTGCCAGAGTTCGCCCACACTGATAATAAGTGCCACGTTAACGCCGCACATGAGTCAGTTTCATAGAGTTGATAAGTATTACCATCAACACCTAATTCACGAGAAAAACGACCTTTCTTACTACGCCCGGTAAAAATACCCGGATTACCTGTAGTAACTACTTGTCCTTGCAACTGGTCAACAAATTGCACGTTAATCATTTTTAGAAAATCAACACTTTCTAATAACGCATCACGTAACTGAATTTCTTTCGGATCACTTAATGCGAAGTATCGTGATGTATCATCGACACCGCACTCACCCGCCAGTGCGAGTGAGTAATTACGCAAAAACTCCCGAGCCTTTTGATTTAATAACATGGAAATCCCTCTCCTAATTTTTAACTATTCAAATCACTAAAGTTTGTTTTTTTTAATTAAACTAAGTGTTTGAAACGTTTTTCTTTGTCTTTATCGCCACGAGGGTTTCGAGTTGGTAATTTAGTGATGCGTTCATCCAACTTGCCAAAACTTTTTAGAATTTTTGGTAAATTGTCATTGAGTTGCTTAAATTCAGCACTATCAACAACATCTTTTACCACTTCGATATCTTCTTGCACTTCTTCAACATCACTTTGAGTAGTGCTTAAGCTTGTTTCAACTGCGGTTAATCGAACTTCAAGTGCTGCGACAGCTTCTGCTAATGCTTGCAGAGCTTCATTACCTGTTGTTTCAGATGGTTCAATTTCGACCTCTGGCTCATCGATATTGAAAAAACTACGCCATCCTTTGCCTTTTTCTTTTGCCATTTTTTTGTCCTTGAATTGTTTAACTTCATCGATAACAAGTGGTTTCAGTGAACCGTATCGATGTTTGTTTTTACCTGATTTAAAGCGTAATCGTGTTGTTCCAACACTTGCAGGGGAACAGGTAACGCCAAGCCCCTCTAAGTACGTTTTCCCAGTACCTCTAAAATTCCCATCTGGCGTAAATTCAGCAGAGGTAAATAAGAGCTGGCCATCTCTATTCGCTTGTAATAAGTGATGATTTGGTCTTAATTGGGCATAAAGACGTAAAACGCCATCTTCATCACGTTCAGCTTTAACCGCTAAAACCTCCCCCATAGAACCAAACCAGCGCTCATGTTCAGGCCAAATACAGGCGGTATATAAATTAGGGTCATAAAGTTCGGCTGATTCTTCTAGCCAATGAGCATCAATTCTACGTCCATCGACAGTATCGCCCTCTGTAGCTATACATAGCCAATTAGTCATTAATTGAGACATGCTTACATGTTGCTCCCATCCATGGGTTTATTGCTTCCATTTCGTTAGGTGCTCAGTATTGCCCACATTTTTTTTACTGGCGACAAGTTCGATTCGGTTATAAACCCATTCCCGAAAGCTGCTAGATGCGAACTACATTGCGTCGAGTCACAATGCTTTCACTATGGCTAATAAATATAACGACGCAAAAATCCAAGTCGCTAAATCACTCTATTTGCGACATTACACCCCCGCTGAAATTGCGGAGGAATTAAGCCTGCCTAACAGGCGGATAGTCTATTACTGGGCTCAGAAATGGAATTGGGCTGATATGCTCAGTCATGAAACCGTTTTAGAAGCAATTAATCGTAGGGCTATGCTGTTAGCTGGGCGCGATAAAAAAACGGAACTTGAACAAGACGAACTAGACCGTTTGATTGCTCATCACGTTAAATTGATGGCACAAGCGAATAAGCACGCCGAAAAAATGGCGTCGTTAAAATCGCAACAGTCAGATATGCAAGGTCGGGATGAGAACGTTTTAGATGATGATGGACGGCCCAAGAAAAAGAAAAAATATCGTAAGAATGATATTTCGGATCTCACTGCTGAAGACTTCCAAAACTTTGCTGATGAAATGCTATTTGGCTATCAAAAGCATTTACGAGCAAATATCACCAAGTCGGTACGAAACATTCTAAAAAGCCGTCAAATCGGTGCGACATGGTATTTTGCGTTTGAAGCATTTGAAGATGCTTGCTTAACGGGCAAGCCTCAACTATTCCTTTCTGCATCTAAACCACAGGCAGAAGTATTCCGGTCTTATATTGTTAATATTGCAGAAAAATTCTTCGGTATCACATTGACTGGAAATCCAATTCGTTTAAGTAATGGAGCTGAATTACGCTTTTTATCAACGAATAAAAATACGGCCCAGTCATATTCTGGGCATCTGTATTGTGATGAATATTTTTGGGTTCCTGATTTTAAGCGATTCAATGAAGTTTCATCTGCAATGGCAACCCACGACCATTGGCGAACTACCTATTTTTCAACACCAAGTACCAAAGTTCACCCAGCGTACCCTTTTTGGACTGGTGATGAGTGGCGCGGAAATGACTCGCAACGTAAAAAAGTTATTTTCCCTGAATTTAATGAATTACGCGATGGAGGGCGTGATTGTCCCGATGGTCAGTGGCGTTATGTTATTACCCTTGAGGATGCGATTAAAGGTGGCTTCAACTTAGCCAGCATTGATAGGTTAAGAAATAAATACAATCACGATTCATTTAACATGTTGTTTATGTGTGTATTTATTGATAGTGGCGCATCCGTTTTCAAATATGACACATTACATAAATGTGGCGTTGATGTGAATTTATGGGAAGACCATAAACCTGATGACCCGCGCCCATTTGGTAATCGCGAAGTGTGGGGCGGGTATGACCCCGCACGTTCTGGTGATACATCAACGTTTGTGATTGTTGCTCCCCCAATGATGGCCCCGGAAGTATTTCGCATATTGGCCACATTTTATTGGCAGGGTTTTAGCTGGAGACATCAAGCCAAGTTGATTGAAGATTTAACCAAAAAATATCGTTTTACACATATCGGCATCGATACCACGGGGATAGGTCAATCTGTGTATGAAATGGTGCAAGATTTTGCACCCCGGATAACTCAACCCATTCTTTACAGTTTACAGATGAAAACTCAACTCGTGATGAAGATGATAGATATTGTCGATGAAGAACGTATTGAGTGGGATAGTGAACAAAAAGAAATTCCCACATCATTTCTATGTATTCGTCATACAACCACGGCCAAAGGCGGCGCAATGACATTCGTCGCGGATAGAACCCAAGAAACAGGACACGCAGACGTTTTCTGGGCGACTTCTCATGCTGTGATTAAAGAGCCGCTGAATACAGATAAAAAGCGCAAATCTAAATATAAATTCTCATAGGCTGGATCATGAAAAAGAAATGGAATTCACGTAAACAAATTGGGAAAGAAAAAAAAGTCACTGCCAAGGGGTTTAGCATTATGCTCGGCAAGCCTGAGCCAATTCTTACAACGCACACAGATTATCAAAATATTAAATATGATAATGATGACAATCACTGGACTACCCCTATTGACCGTCAAGCGCTCGCCCAATTGGTGAATTTAAACGGTCAACATGGCGGTGTGCTTTACGCTCGTCATAACATGGTGGTGAGTGATTATTTAGGCGGTGGATTAACCCACGAACAGCTTAAAGCGGCTGTTTTTAGCTATTTCTTGTTTGGCGATGTCGCTATTTTAAAAATAAGAGACGGTTGGGGGGATGTAGTCGATTTATATGTTCTTCCATCCATTTACTTACGCCGAAAAAAAGACGGGGATTTTGTGATTTTGCAAGATGGTGACCCGCTAATCTACTCACAAGATGATGTTATCTATATAAAGCAATATGACCCACAACAGCAAGTGTATGGGATCCCTGACTATATCGGTGGAATTCATGCAGCTTTACTGAATAGTGAAGCCACTATATTTCGTCGTCGTTATTATCACAATGGTGCGCATACTGGCGGCATGATTTACTGCAATGACCCTAATATGACTGATGAAGTGGAAGAAGAAATTATTCAAAAACTCAGTCAAAGTAAAGGTATTGGTAATTTTGAAACCATGTTTGTGAGTGTACCCAACGGCGACCCTGACGGTATTAAATTTATTCCAGTGGGTGATATCTCTGCGAATGATGAATTTAGTAATGTGAAAAGCATTAGCGCTCAAGATGTGTTAACAGCGCACCGTTTTCCCGCAGGTTTAGCAGGGATTATCCCCGGCAATGTTGGAGGATTAGGTGACCCCATTAAAGCAAGAGAAGCCTATCGACAAGATGAAGTGATCCCCGTTCAAAATCTATTCATGAATGCTATAAATTCAGAAATCGGCAGAAATGAGTCATTAAAATTGAATTTTCGTCAAAATATCATTAAGGAAAATGAATAATGTCACAAAATAAGGTAAAATTAAGACGTTATCAACAATCGGAGCGTCGGAACATGCAAGTGTTAAAAATCTTCTGTCCCATTTGTGGACACCGCGCGACAATTCGCAAATCTAATCGCAAACATCGTGAAATTTCAGACGTTTATTGCTCATGTAATGATGTTGAATGCGGTCACACTTATGTTTTAAATATCACTTTTAGTCATACTATTAGCCCATCTGCGAAAAGTGATGAACACATTCAAACCATGATTGAAAACTTCAACCCTCAACAGCGCCAATTAGCGCTGGGTTTATTAAATTCCACTACTGCGTAATTGCTTTTGAATCTATGTGGCTGCCATTGAGCAGCCTGATTTTTTTATCATCTTTCTTTGCAATGTCTTCTATCGCGTTATCTGCCAACTCAGTAATAAGCCCGAGAACAACTTGCCTCTCATTGTGATTACACCCCTCTAAACTTCCCAATTTAGCAATAACACTAATGCGCTCGAACGCAACTGACTCAGTTAATAAATCGCTCATATTCAAATTCCCATTTGTATACTGGATATTTATACAGTATACATAAATAAACTTTTTGGGGAACACTGTATAAGTAAAAAAACATAAAAAATCATGTTTATTAGTTGGTTATGTTAATAATTGAATATTGACTATTTTCGTGACATGTCACGCAAACTTTATTCTTGCCATGCTTAGCGAAAATTCATTATGACCATTTGTTAACCAACACGCAGAGTCACCGGAAAGACAACATTCTGTGACTGGAAGCTTATCACCGCACTTTTTACAGTGAGTTTTTTCTAATTCCTGCATCTGTTTTTCTAGCCGCTCATTATCTTGTCGAATAAGAAGTTGTATATATTCGCTTTGCTCATAGGGTTCTTTCCCTGGTCTTCGCAATACACGATTTTTGTTTACCATTTCCAACTCTTGACTATCAACCATTAGTTCAAGCTTAGTTTCTCCACTTTCTTTTTGTCGCTTACGCTGTGCCGCTTTGCGTTCTGCTGCTGTTTTCGCCATTTTTACTTATCCTCTGCTGAATTCTGGACATGACCTGATCACACTTAGCCAGTGATTTTTGAGTTTTATCTACTTTGGTGACTATTTTTTGAATGTGGCCATTCGCATGAAACCTCACGCTCTGACCGTTCTCTGTATATGTTGCCCCTCTCGCTAGTGAATGGACCATAAATCTGTCTTTTTCGGGGTCTAACGTGATGCCAATTTCTTTGGCTTTTCTCACAATATCGGGAATAAGCGTTTCTTTGTCTTTAATCGTCCTCCGTGCCTGCGTACAGTTATTGACAGAACTCCAAGGGGCGCTAATCGCGCCATCAAAACCAGCCTCCGCTGCCGCTTCGGCCAACTTCGGCACTATCTGCCAGTTCTTAATTCGTGTGATGATAGGGCAGTCGCTTCCGACTAAAGTGCAATAAACCCCCTTGATACAATCGACGGGTTCACCATATGCGTTAGTTTTTAAATCTCGCTCATACCAAAGACGGGCAATGAGATCGGCGCGACGCACAAAAGCACCGCCTTGGAGTTTTGTGTATTCATCCCACTCAGTTTTATCTGCGGCTTTATGTACTTCTGCGAAATTGAGGTCTAATCCGGCTGAAGTCCCAGTGTCATCCCCCATACGACGCAATTCACGCCATACAGAAACAGGAGCACCACCGATTTGCTGGAACTGTCTAATTTTATGATGTGAAGCCCAAGCCGATACCGAACGTGCCATTTCTTTGGCTTTCTGTCCGGTTTCTTCGTCAATTTCATCGTCCATCGCATAGCCATCGATATTCTTTGAGATGTATTTAGCGATATAACCTGTTGCACTGCCTTTCTCTTTATCGATTGGCTCAACATGAAAACGGGCTTTAAGGGCTTTCTGTGATTGAAGTTCTTCCGAATCTTCCAAACGTGCGTAATAGCAAAAAATATCACGCAGTTCGTCAACGTGTTCAGGTCTAACGAATAGCAACATGTGCCAATGTGGTGTGCCGTCGTGATGCGGCTCAACAACGCGAAAGCCGAACACACGAATACCCGCCCTCGCATAAGCGGCTCTAATTTTCTGCCAAACACCGCAAAGATATTTTTGTGTTGTTCGTGGATCATTTCCCATCCAGTTGGAAACAAAGCCGCCTGCTTGATAGGCTGAATGGTATTTGGATGGGGCGGTTATTGTGTAGAATTCACCAACACAGCCCATTTCATCAGCTAAATCTTCAAATCCGCGCATTCTAGCCATGAGCTCACAGCGACGAACGGCAGGGTTAGCTGCGCTACCTAACACCATCTTTGATAAATCGGCGGTATTACCGTCATCATCACGTAATTCAAACTCTTTTAAGAATTGCCAGTTAGCACGCTTTTGTTCCACCCAGCGATGCAGTGTTGTTTTCGATACATAAGGTGATGCTGATTTTTGGACTTGGCCAATCGCAATAGCGAGGTGTTCACGCTTTACGTCGCATAAACGCTTTAATCTGCGGTACCACCATGCAGCATCAAACATGCGTAATAGTGCCGCGCATAACTGATCATCAGTAGGCTTCTTGCGCCCATTGATAAACTGTTGCCAATATGGCGGCTGGGTACCAGACTGCAATGTGAGTTTTGCTATTAGCGCGTAAACATTATCAAGCCGCTCACGGGCTTCTCCCTCATTACTAGGGGCAACATTGACATATTGCTCTGCAACCGATTGATAGTTACCACTCATAAAATTAGCAATATCATTTGCCAATGATTTGATGATCGTTCTATCCAACTGAGCAATATTTTCTAATTTTTCGATAAATGGGAAAGGCGTGTTGCCTGAAACATAATGTTTAAATTCATACTGTTTCATGACAAGGGCGAATCGTGGCAATACGTTCCTGGCGGTTTTGCGTAAAAACTCATTGGCACGACGACGACCATTTTTATTAAAAATACGGGCGTATTTGGTTGCAAAGTAAATTGCAAGGAAGTCCGGGACGTGGGCGATTATTTCATGGCGCCACTCTATATCATCTTTGTTAGCATCAAACATAATGCGCTCAGCCAGAGTTGCATTCTTTGGCAACTCTGGCTGATTCGCATCCTGATTGCGACGTATTGAAATATATACGTCGCTATTGTGCTCTTCGTAAACGTCCATCAACGCCCACCAAGAACAGCAATTATTTCCGTTACAGGTTTACGACTTCCTTTAGCTGAAACACTACGAGGGGCGGTAATTTCATGCACTGTAAACCCCATGTCCAGATACATTTCTTTAGCATCAATAGAATTTGAAATAGTTGAAGGCACATCCAATTCAGTCCAAAAAATACTTAATGACTTGGCTAAATCTTCATGTTCTTGGACGCTAAACCCTATCGCGTTATAGCGAGAGAAGGTATTAAGGTATGGAGGATCGCAATAAATACCATCTCCTCTAACGACTTGATTTAAAGTTTCTTGCCATGCTTGAGCCTTAAAGCTTGCCTTCTGTGATTTAGCTAAAAAAAGGCAGATCTCTTCTTTGGGGAAATATGGTTTTTTGTATCTACCGAAAGGAACGTTAAAACCTGTTTTCTCGCTATACCGACAAAGCCCGTTATAGCAATGTCGATTTAAATATAGAAAATTTACAGCCGCTCCTTTTGCCGTCATTTGTTTTTTAGTTGTATTAAATACATCCCTTATATTGTAATAACTATTTTCTTGATTGAATGTTTGAAAGTAATATTCAGCATTCGAAAGAAAATCGAGCGGCAATGATTGCATTGTTAGATGAAAGTTAATTAAATCTTCATTGATATCAGCAATAAGATATTGCTCATAATCAGTGTTCATCATGACCGCACATGATCCCGCAAAAGGTTCAACAAGGCGCTTTGTATTTGGTAAGTGTTGGCGCAGCTGCTCAATTACGCCAACTTTTGAACCAACCCACTTTAAAACCGTTCTATTTTTAGCTACCACAGCCATTTTTAATCACCTTAAATAGAGTTGTTGAGTTGACCGTTTTCAATGTGATTGATTTCACTTTCGATTAACTGACTAATGGCTGCATAATCCGGTTTTTCTTGCAGCACATACATTTGAAGCTTACGCAGGCGTGAAGCGTAGCGGTCATTGCAAACTTTACGTTCATCGTTACGATTCCAATTGATATGACCTTCAATTAAAATTGCATCTGATGACGAGGCATCTAAAACTGGGGTAAACACTGGTTCTGGTATATTCATTTATTTAATTCCTAAATTTAGAGTGTAAAAATCCCTGACGCGCTAACGTCATTTATTTAATTGGGTATTAGTTAATTAAGTGGTAATGCTAAATTCTTTGGTAATAAAGAAGTGACAGCCTTAATATGATTAATGGCTTTGACGATATTAAATATCTCTGTTGTAGTTAAATCTTCAAACTTGCAGTCGTGGCGTTCTTTTTCAATACCTGCCATATAGAGAATAACACCTAGGAATTTTTTATTTTCTTCATGGTGTTGGCTAAAACGGTCACGCATTTCTAACATGAAAAATTTCAATGCTTCATTACTTAAACCAAAAACTTTTGACTTTAATTCAGCGGTTTTATTTAACCCACTAATGCGCATATCTAATGGGATTTCATTAATGCAATTTTCTATAAATGATGGATTGTGTTGCATTTTAATCACCTATATTTTAGAAATTAAATAAACAATAGCGAACAAAATAACAGGAACAATATATTTTAAAGATTCGTCCTGCTTGTTACTAAATGAATCGTCAGTTAATTTATATTTGTACTGCTGTTTATGTGCTTGAGTCATTTTTCAATCCTTTAACTTGCTAATATTTCTAACAACAGTTAGATCATTTATTACTTCGTTTAATATTTCATTTAATAGAGTTTGATCATTAATAGATAAAACATCCTGACACTTTAATATATGAAATATTTCTTCTTTTACTTTAGCTTTGAACATACTACGGTCCATAGCGATATCATAAACATTCCCAACAACCATGCTTACCTCACACCATTGCTTGACTGAATCCCACAACGGTATCAATCGCTGATACGAACGCAGGGGATGAATGTAAACGGGCTGAAATTGTCACACCAACTAATGCTAAACAACGGATCGCATTATTTACGCTCTGTTTAATTTCAGCGGAACGGGCATTATTAATATGACCACCTAAAACCGCTTGGCTTGCTAACTTTCCGACCTCTGCCGTTGCATTTAAAATATATGCAGGAAAATTCCCCTCAGTCGCATTATTCAACGGCACTGACGGTTGGCATTGAAGCTGCTCTAATAAACCATCAATTAAAGTCGCGTCCTCTGTCGCATCGGTAACTTTAATTAAGTCCGCCCATGTGAATTGGTGCGGCTGTTCTGGGTTTAACTTGTTACGCAACATTTGCGCATTCATGCCGATTGCTTCCGCTATCTGAACAAGATCACCTTTGTGCATGTTTGCAAAAGCGCGACATGCGTTATCAAAGTGTGATTGTTTGGAAGCTTGATAATCAAACATAGCCTTTACTCATTCTATATTTCACAATACAAACACTGAATTTCACCATCCGTGAAATCATTACTTACTATTCCAAGCATGCCAATCAATAAAAACGCGGTCATTCTTTTTATCTTTTGGCTTAATTTTTAGTTTTCCAGTACTCACATAAAATCTCGCAGTGCGAATTTTCATGTTTGTGCGTTCACAAAACGACTTTAACGGAACCCAGCGGTTCTCAGCTTGTGAATTTATTGCCTGAATCTTATTCATGAGGCAAAATCTCCTATAACTGTTAATTACTGTTAACTACTGTCAATTGCTGATATGAGAAATATATTTCACGATTCGCGAAATGTCAACTGCGAAAGATGAATTATTTCTTGAATAGAGAAATGGTGAGTTCAATGAGTGAAAAATTTGATTTTATTTCATGCCCTGATAGTGCGGGAGTTCTTGATAGAATCATGGAGGCTTACGGATTTAGTTCTAAGCTAATGATGGCGGAACATTTCAATATGGGCCCCAGCGGTATATCTGGTCGATACAAGCGAGCAGTATTCCCAGCTGATATGGTAGTTCGCTGTATACATGAAACTGGAGCAAACTTAGAATGGCTAACATTTGGAACTGGTAAACCTTTTGATAATTCTAAAGTTGATATCTTAAAACTCAATAATTTCAAACTAGTGAATGGTGAACTCACTCAAGCAAGCAATGTAATGTTTGATAAAGTCATGTTCAAAAGCACATCACCACTACCCAATGAACCTATAAGTGTTTTAGAAAACAACACTTATTACATTATCGATAAAAAATTTAGCGACATATTTGACGGTAAATGGCTAGTTGATATCGAAGGAAAAATAAGCATTAGAGATTTAACACGAATCCCTATCAAAAAAGTCCGTGTCTCAGGTGTTGGCATTCCCTTTGATTGTGATTTAGAAGACCTCACTGTGTTAGGTCGTGTTGTTACTATTGTTGAAAACCAATAAATAAAATGACAGTAAGAAAAATAGAATCTGGTGAATGGCTTTGTGACATTAGGCCTAATGGCGTTAATGGAAAACGCATCAGAAAAAAATTTGTGACTAAAGGTGAAGCCCTTTCCTATGAAAAATTTATCCTTGGAGAAAAGGAGGATAAACCATGGCTGGGCGAAAAACAGGATAACAGGCGACTATCAGATTTAATTAACCAATGGCATGACTTATACGGCAGAACCTTAACAGATGTTGACCGTATGATGTCAAAATTAAAGGCTATCTGTGCTGGGCTTGGTGACCCAATTGCATCACAACTAACAGCATCTGATTTTAGCATATACCGTGAAGGTCGTTTGAAAGGTGAAATACCTGATGTTAACGGGCGTTGCATGGAAATAAAGCCTGTTACTGTAAATCATGAGCAACGTAATCTATCTGCTGTATTTGGAACACTAAAAAAACTTGGGCATTGGTCTTTACCTAACCCACTTGCAGGCCTACCTACTTTCAAGGTTGATGAAAGTATGGTTACTTTTTTATATAAAGATGAAATCAAGCTCTTGCTCAGTGCCTTAGCTGAATCTAAAAGTGATAGTGTTTTAATGATAGCTAAGATTTGCCTTTCTACTGGAGCCCGTTGGAGTGAAGCCGAGAATTTAGAAAGCAGCCAAGTTACTCCCTATCGCATTACTTATAAAAACACCAAAAGTAAAAAAGTAAGAACTGTTCCTATTTCAAAAGAACTGTATAACGAAATACCTAAAAAGCGTGGAAAACTATTTACCCCTTGCCGTAAAACATTCGAAAGAACGGTCAATAAAATAGGAATTGAATTACCTGATGGTCAATGCACTCATGTTCTAAGACATACGTTTGCAAGCCACTTTATGATGAACGGGGGGAATATTTTAGTTTTGAGGGATATTCTTGGTCACTCTGATATTAAAATGACAATGATTTATGCACATTTTGCTCCTAGTCATTTAGAGGATGCCATAACGAAAAATCCTTTAATTGCTCTTGATGAATAATTAGTAATTTAACCTTTCACTTTCGCTGTTCTAGCATTAACATGATCCACAAAATGTCCACATAGGTTGTTAATAGCTGTTAATCATTGTCAACTACTGACATCTAACTATTTGATTGTTAATGTAACCTCTTGTTTTATATACCCCCTAGAGAGAATGTAGAAATTTCGGACGCGGGTTCAACTCCCGCCAGCCAATTAAATCAAGGGGTTGCGTGAAAACGCAGCCCCTTTGTTTTATCTAATGTCCACTTTGTGACTACCACTCATAATCAAGCTCAATCAGCCCCCATTATGCTCTCTTTCTAGTGAGATCGCGGAGCTAACACCTCGCGGTAACCATTATGACTCTGCTCACTGACTATACCGTTAGATTCTAACTGTTCAACGATCATTGCCGCTCTGTTATAACCGATTCTAAATTGTCTCTGAATACCTGAAATAGAAACACGCTGTTGTTCTACAACAAATTCAGTTGCTTGATCAAATAATGGGTCAAGCTCTTCCTCTGACATATCACTATTCAGGACATCATTATAAAGATTAAGATAACTCGCACTTCCCCATCGTTTGCAATAATTGACTGTATCCCTGATATCTAAATCACTCACATAGGTACCTTGAATTCTTGTAGGCTCAGATAAACTCGGTGATACAAATAACATATCACCCAAACCAAATAATGACTCTGCACCGTATTGATCAAGAATTAAATTAGAGTCCGCTCTAGAGGACACAGAAAGAGCAATGCGTGTAGGAATATTAACTCGAAGTTGAGTGCCAATACTTGTGGATAAAGGGCTACGAGTTGTCAGAATTAAGTGAATACCAACCGCATGACCTTGCTGGCTCAATAGAACCAACATCTCTCCTATTTGTTTATATTCACCAATAAGTTGGACGTAATCATCAACACAAACAACAATTTCAGGCTCACAACCTAAATACGGATGCTCACTGTCACTTTCACTAGGACGCCAAAAAGGATCAGGCAAAGGCATATTTAGCTCTTTCGCATTTGATATTACTTTATTGAATCCACTCAAATTACGTTGATTTAATGCGCCAAATAATTTTTGACGACGCTGCAATTCCGCAACCAAAAAAGTTAATGGATTTATTGATTGAATAGGAGTAGAGATGACAGGAAATAATAAGTGGGGTATATCGTTATATAAACTGAATTCAAGCTGGCTTGTATCAAACATCACAAAGCGAACTTTATCCGGTGAGTTTCTGTATAAAATGCTCATTATCAGCGAATGCATTAACATTGACTTACCTGAGCGCGTCACACCTGCAATAAGTAAATGCGGCATTTTAGCCAGATCCCAACCAATTGGGTCTCCAATAATATCTTCCCCTAGCATAACTGAAAGAGAGGATAAACCATCACTTCCACACCATACATTAAAACACTCAGCAAAAGGTACCGCTCTACGATAAGTGTTAGTGATCCGTAACCCGATACAAGGCGTCCCTGCAATAAAATCAATGATTTTTATGTCAACGACACTCAGGAAGCGACACAACTCTGGCACTAGCGCCGTCACTTGAGATGCTTTTATCCCCCTACCCAGCTCGATTCTAAAAAGTGTAAATGTTGCACCTTCGTCATAACCGACAACCTCTCCTCTTATTTGGTATTGCAGAAAGCAAGATTCAATAGCACGAGCCATCATATCTAGCTCTTGAAGTGACCAACAAAGCTCAGAGGTGTTAATAAACGGTTGTGACATCAAATTTCTCCTGAATAACTATTTATCTTTTAATATAAGGAATTACCGAGAAAACTGATAATCAACCATGTATGCCCCCATAGGGCTCGTTTTTACTCTGACCCAGAGCACTCCAATATTTTTCAACGTTTTCGAGTTTGGATCTTTGATGCAAGATAATGTCCACTGGTCAGTATAAATTTCTTTTATCCATATACCATATTCACATCTACCCGATTTACCAACTCTAGGCCCTGGTGAAACGATTTCATATTCTGTTTGGTAGCGAATTGTTTTATCTGCTAATGAGTAAGCAAGTACATCAAATAGAGGCACGATCAACATAAGCCCAAGGAATCCGCCCCAAAGAAAATTACCATATACTTGTTTTTTGGGGCGCCGAAAGGTACTCCAAACACTGCCAATTATCCCTGTGAAAATGGCAAAAACAATAGAAATTGTCCATTTTGGAAACCATTCAAATAACACAATACTATCGCCTAAAAAAAGCGACAAAAATAGATACGCCAGCCAAGAGCAATAAAGGATAAAAATAAAATAAGTAGGTAATAGTTTTTTCTTATTACCCTTACTGTATGATTTGAATTGATAGTCCATAAAAGTCTTATAACGCTAAAATACGCCATTTCATAGGTATTTATACTTAATTAATTTTAAATTAAGCCAATTATTTTTATCATAAAATTACGGCCAAGTAGATACAGCCATTACAAATAGGCAATCTATTTGGCTTCAATAAATTAAATCACATATTGTTTATATTTGAAAATCTTTATGCCTTATTGATAAATAACACTCTATTTCACTCCATTGAAAAAATGTAAATTATGATATATCAAATTAATACTCCCCTAATTCAAACGTAAATACAACATATAACAAGGTTAAATAAACTATTTATCATATAAATATCTAGTGCGAGACAATTTTCCTCTACCACCTAAAGAGGTCTCTGCCCTACTCGCTGCGGCAAGATATGAGCAATGGAAAAACTTATTTCAGTTTGCCATTAATACTGGATTAAGAAGCTCTGAATTATGTGCATTAAGATGGAGCGATATAGATTTCATAGAAAATACCGCACATGTGCAGTCCGTAAGTGTCGTTGGCATTATTAAGAAAACCAAAACTAAAGCCGGTACCAGAAAGGTAGAATTGAACAGTGGAGCAATGAACGCCTTGAATGACCAGAAGCAATTCACGTTTATGAAAGATGGTGTGATTTTTGAAGATCCTAAAACAAATAAGGCTTGGGCAAGTGCTGATGCAGTCAGGAAAAAAGCATGGGTACCAACGCTAAAGAAAGCTGGTATCAGGTATCGTAACCCTTATCAAACGAGACATACCTTCGCTACGAGGCATATCAGCCAAGGCGCTAACTTATTTTGGCTAGCAGGACAAATAGGACATAAAGGACCTGAGATGCTATTTAGGCACTATGGGGAATATATTAAGGAGTATGATGGGGGTGAGGTGAATAATGTTCACCATTCCAATTCGATTCGATTTAAGTGATTTAATTTGATTGCAATTCTGTATATTAACCAATTATTTATGTAGCTTAAATGAACCCTTTAATTTATTCTATGCATGTTGTACATATACTTTTATGATAGTAGAAATCAATCAGGATATATTACATATGACAGATGATATTTTGAATAAATCGATATGGTGGGAAAAAACTGTAGAATACAATTTTGTACTAAACTCCCAAGAAGATTATAACTTAAATCTATTGACCCCTTTGGATGGTTATGTAGAATCTATTGGTGATGCCGTAGTTGGAGAAAACAATAATTTTTATATTATTGAGTTCAAGAAAACATTGGAAAATTTCAATTCAGAATATAAAAAATATAATGGTGATGAGGAAGGATTTAACAAAGCAAAAGAAAATTGCAAAAAGCTTCATGGATGGGAGCATCATTTTGTTATTGGGGGAACTATAGAAAAACTTCAAGAAAAAGTAAGATTAAAATTAGATATTAAACGATATTTTGATGTCGATAATAGTAACCCATTAGATAAAAAAGAACTTTTTCAAAACGGAATGAGTAAAAATGAACTGTCTGAGTATACTTCGGAACTGACTAAATTTAAAAAAAGAAATAGTGAAAGTAGCAGCTCGAGTAATTTTCAAAGTTCATTTGTTCTAGCTGTTAGTAATGATAAAAAAGCACATTCCATCCCTTTAGATTATTACATTAATCTTGTACTAAAACCCAAACCTGAGAAAAAACCAACAAATAATTTCGGGCTATAA